TAAGTGGTGGTAAAGGTTTTGGAGGTTTCTTAGGTGGATTGTTTGGTAAAAGAGAAAGAGGTGGCCCAGTATCTGCTGGTGGTGCTTTTGTAGTTGGTGAGAGAGGNCCTGAGATTTTGCAAATGGGTTCTAAAGGTGGCAATATAATTCCAAACAGTGCTATTGGCAGAGGTGGCGGAGAAACCAATAATATAGTTACAGTAAATGTAGATGCCTCTGGCTCATCTGTTTCTGGTAATAGTGCTGATGCAAACGCACTTGGTCAAGTTATTGGTCAAGCTGTACAGGCTCAACTTATCAAAGAAAAACGTGCTGGAGGTTTATTAACTAGATAAATGGCAACCTTTCCCTCTATCAGTCCGACTTACGGAATGAGAAAAACAAGTTCACCTAGAATAAGGACAACTTCTTTTGGTGATGGATATGAGTTTAGGGCTTTGTTTGGCTTGCCTTTAACTCAAGATCCAAAAGTATATGATTTAACTTTTAATGTATCAGAAACGGAAGCTGATGTAATAGAAGGATTTTTAAGAAGTAGAGTAAACGATCAGGCAAGTTTTACATTTACCCCACCAGAAGAAGGAAGCTCACAGACAGGGACTTATTCACAGTCAAGTAGTGCAACAGTGACTATAACTATTACAAATCATGGTCTTGCTATCGGTGATGTTGTAACTATTGACTATACCTCTGGCTCTGCAACTGATGGAGATTTTGTTATTGCTACAACTCCCACAGTAGACACTTTTACTGTTACAGCAGCCTCATCTGGTACAAATAGCGGTAATGTTACTGTTACTTTGTCTGGTGCTGGTAAATATGTTTGTCAATCTTGGACAAAAACAATACCATATAACAACAGAGCAACTTTAAATTGTACTTTTAGAGAAGTCTTCGAACCCTAATGGCAATACCTACAGCAGAGCTTCAATCATTGTCTAATAAATCAATTATTGAACTTTATTCAATAACTTTAGTTTCTGCCTTACATGGATCAACAGATGTCACTAGGTTTCATTCTGGTGTTGGTATGAATAGTAATGCAAATATCATCTGGCAGGGTAACACATATACAAAGTTTCCTGTTATAGCAGAGGGTTTTGAGTATGTAGGTCGTGGAACTTTGCCAAGACCAACTCTAACAGTTTCTAATGTTTTGGGAACTATAACGGCATTGATGGCAACTGTAAATGCAACAACACCTTTTAACGATTTACAGGGAGCAAAATTAATTAGACATAGAACAATGGCACAGTTTTTAGATGCTGCAAATTTTCCATCAAATCAAAACCCTTTCGGAACTCCATCAAGCACTACAGAACTACCTCAAGAAATATATTTTATTGATAAAAAAGTTGTAGAAAATAGAGAAGTTGTACAGTTTGAATGTGTTTCTGCACTTGATTTAGAGAATATAAGAGCACCAAAAAGACAAGTAACAAGAAAAGATTTTCCTTCAGTTGGTACTTTTACATGACTTGGAAAGATAAAGCTGCTGAATATGCTGTTGAGTGCCTTCCAAAGGAGTGCTGTGGTTTGTTAGCCATAATCAAAGGCAAAGAAACTTTCTGGCCTTGTAAGAACCTATCAGAAGCACCTGACGAATACTTTGTAATGTGTCCTGACTCATGGGCTGAATGTGAAGATCAAGGAGAGCTTATTGGTATAGTTCACTCCCACCCTTATGGTTCTGCTTTACCATCTGAAGCTGACAAAGCATCTTGTGAACATTTGGGTTTACCTTTTTATATTTACAGCATTGACCATAAAGATTGGTACACCTTCAAACCTAGTGGATATAAGTCTGGACTTTTTGGAAGGACTTGGATCTGGGGAAAACATGATTGTTGGAGTATAATTTCTGATTGGTATTTAGAAAAAAAGCATATTAAATTAAGAGAGTGGAAAAGACCAAAATCAATAAAAAATTTTATAGAAAATCCATTATTTGAAAAGGGGTTGCCAATTACAGGATTTGTTAAACAACCTACACATGATGATATTCAAATTGGTGATGTTTTACTATTTCAAACAACGTCAGGCAATTTAGACCATGTTGCTGTTTACATTGGTGATAATATGATTTTAAATCATAATATAAAAAAATTAAGTTGCCGAGAGCCTTTTGACTTGGTTTATCAGCAAGCACTTAAAGGAGTTTATAGATATGCAGCTTAGAAAACTTACAGTTTATGGAAGACTTAGAAAATTTTTAGGTCAATCACATTTTGAAGTTGCTGTTAATAACCCTAAACAGGCTTTTGCTTTTTTGATTGCAAACTTTCCAGAAGTAGAAAACCACATGACTAATCAGTTGTATAAGGTAAAAATGGGTGATCTTGAAATTACAGAGGAATTGTTAGAAGTGCAAGGAGAAGGTGACATAAAAATAATCCCTATAGCTCATGGTGGTATAACAATAGCGGCTGGAGCTTTATTAGGAGGTATTGGCTCTGGGGCTGTTTTAGGTGGTGTCACTGCTGGATTTTTCTCAACAGCTATAGGTGGTGTTGTTGCTAGTGGATTGACTGCTATAGGTACATCAATGCTTATTGATGGAGTTACAAGTATTATTGCACCAACTCCAAAAGTGCCAAACTTTAACGCTGCTGATTCTTTATCAGATAATGACCCAAACGTACAGGCAAACTTTGGTTTCAATTCAATCACAAATACTTCGAGGGCTGGCGTACCAGTTCCAATAATTTATGGTGAAGTATTTACAGGGTCGATTGTTATTAGCTCTGGTATTGATACTGTTCAAGTGGAGGGTACAGCAACATAATGGGTACTTTAGCTTTTCCAAATGGCGGTGGCCATAATACTTTATTAGGTCAGATCGCAGGTTTAACAAATCCTGATTTACCAGCAGACTCACTAGCATCGAAGCAATTTCAAACGATCATAGATCTTATATCTGAAGGGGTCATATCAGGGTTTCCGTCTGCTACAGGATCTCAAGGCTCTGCTGAATATACCACCTCTGCACTTAAAGACGTATTTCTTAATGGGACTCAAGTTTTACAGCAAGCAGCTAGTACAAGTCCAGATGATACAGATTTTAATTTTCAAAATATTTCATTTGAACCTAGATTTGGTACATCAAATCAAACTGCTATTGCTGGAATAACTGAAAGTGAATCAGAGACAGCAGTAGGTGTAACAGTAACAAAAGATACTCCTGTTTCAAGATCAATAACAGATACAAATATTGATGCCGTTAGAGTTACAGTTGCATTTCCTCAATTACAAAAATTTGAAGATAACGGAGATATTAATGGAGCAGAAGTAGCTCTTACAATTCAAACTATAGAAAATGATGGCACAACACAAACAGTAATTACAGACACAGTAAAAGGAAGAGCAGCTAGTACATATTTCAGAGATTATAAAATTAATTTACCCTCTGGCACTAGCTTTCCTGTAACTATTAGAGTAAATAGGACAACTGATGACAGCACTGATTCATTTTTAAATGACTCTTTTCAGTGGTCATCTTTTACAGAAATAATTAATGAGTCTAGACCTTATGCTAATTCTGCACATTTAGCGATACGCTTTGATGCTGAAACCTTCCCTTCAGTCCCTTCCCGTATGTACCGCGTCAGGGGAACCCTTATCTCCATACCGCATAATGGTACTGTCAGGGCTGATGGTTCTATAGAGTACTCTGGTACTTTTAACGGAACTTTTAAGACTGATAAAGAGTATTCAAATGATCCAGCATGGGTGCTTTATGACTTATTAACTACATCGAAAGGTTTTGGAGATCATATAGATTCAACCCAATTAGATGTTTTTAGTTTTTATTCCGCTTCTGTTTACTGTTCAGAACAAGTAGACGATATGACAGGAACTGGAAATACTGAGGCAAGGTTTTCAACAAATGTAGTTTTGAATACCCAGCGTGACGCATATTCATTGATAAATGATCTTTCCTCTGTAATGAGAGTAATGCCTTTTTATAGTGCAGGGGTAATAAATATTTCTCAAGATAGACCCACAGATCCAAGCTATATCTATAATCTCAGCAATATAACAGCAGAAGGTTTTTCATATTCAAACTCTAGTAAAACAACAAAAGCAACTGTTGTTAATGTTGGATACTTTGATAATGAAACGCAATCTATAGATTATGAAACTGTTGAAGATACAGCATTACAGGCTAAGTATGGGATTGTTGTTCGTAATTTAAAAGGATTTGCTACAACCTCCAGAGGTCAAGCTGCCAGACTCGGAAAGTGGTTTTTGTACACACAATCTAATGAGGCCGAAATTTGTTCTTTTAAAACTTCAATAGAATCTGGAACAATAGTAAGAGTAGGAACGATAATATCTGTTCAAGACCCAATGAGGGCAGGGGTTAGAAGAGGTGGAAGGATTAAAACAGGTGTATCTACAACACAGATAGTAGTAGATGATTCTAATAATACAGATTTAGTCACAAGTGACGCAGCAACATTATCTGTCATATTGTCAGATGGAACTCTTGAAACAAAAACAATTTCAAGTATTTCTGGAACAACAATTACTGTTTCTACTGCTTTCTCCTCTGTCCCTCAAGCAAACTCTGTATGGGTAATAGAAAATACCTCTTTATCTTTACAAACTTTTAGAGTTTTTTCAGTAAAAGAAGTTAATCAACTTGAATATGAAATACAAGCTGTTGCTCATAATCCCTCTAAATATGCAAGCGTTGAAGATGGGTCTACTTTGCAAACAAAAACTATATCTAATTTAACTGCCCTAAAACCTTCTCCAAGTAACTTACAGGGATCAGAACAAATTGTTGTTTTAAATAATCGTGCTGTTTCAAAATTATTTATTCAATGGCAGCCTGTTTCTGGTGTTACAGAATACATGGTTCAATATAGATTCAAAAATGAAAACTTTATTTCTGAAAGAGTAAAGAGGCCAGATTTCACAATATTTGAAACACAACTTGGATCTTATGAAATTAGAGTATTTAGTTACAATGCTTTAGGCAAACCAAGCACAACACCAGCAACAACGACTTTTACAACTATTGGTAAAACAGCATTGCCCGAAGATCCTAGTGGTTTGACTCTTGAGCCTGTTTCAGATCAGTTTGTACGACTACGTTTTAACCCTGCTACTGCTGTTGACGTTTTGCATGGAGGCACAGTATCCGTCAGGCATACTCCAAGCGTTGACCCAGCAGTTGCAACATTTCAAAACTCTACAGAAATAATCCCAAAACTTGCTGGAAATATCACAGAAACACTTGTCCCAGCTTTAACTGGAACTTACAGTATTAAGTTCATTGACGATACAGGAAACAGGTCAGATAACGCAGCAAGAATAATAGTTACAGCACCAGACCCACAACCAAATCAAGTAATACTTACAGAAAGAGAAGATACTGACTCCCCACCATTTCAAGGTGAAAAAACAAATACTTTCTATGATGCAACTTTTGATGGATTGTTATTATCAGGAACTACTCTTTGGGATTCAATCACTCAAAATATTGATGACTTATCGAATATTGATTTTGCTGGCCCAATAAACTCAAGCGGTTCTTATGAGTTTCAAAACAAGGTTGATATGGGAGCAATATTTAACTTGATGTTAAAAAGACGTTTTGTAACCTCTGGTCTTTTTGTAAATGATCTCATTGATTCAAGAACTGCACTTATAGATACTTGGACTGAATTTGACGGAACACAAGCAGATGATGTTAACGCAAAGCTTTTAGTTGCAACAACAGATATCGACCCAGCTACCTCAGTTTCAGCCACCTATGAACAGAGTGGGACAACTATCACCATTACTAAAACAGATCATGGATATTCTGTAGGGGACTTTGTTGTGATAGATTTTACTGCTGGTAGTGCAACAGATGGTAACTATGAGATTCAGACAGTACCAAATGCAAACACTTTTACAGTGAC